CGCCGATCACGCCGAAAGGCGTTCTGCGCTCGATCCAGGCAGTCACCAGAACCGACTTCGCCACGCCGTCACGCACCATCCAGTCCAACGCCTCCTCGCAATACTCGCGCACACGGATCACCGTCTCCGGCAAGAGCTTCGCGCGCTGCAGCAGCCACAAGCGGCTACCCATCAAGTCGCCCGGCACCTCGGCATAGTTATCCATCCACACGCCACGCCGATCCTCTGCGCCAGCAGGCAGTAGATCGTCGTCACCGGCACGGCGGTCGGTGAATAAGCTCAACATCAGCGCAGTGCGCAAGCCATCATCCTGAGCGAGCAGCATCGACTCTATAGCGAAGTCCGCCCCGTGTTCCATATCAACGAAAACAGTCTTGATGTCGCTCACAGCGGAACTCCCGTATTACCGCCACCAGGCGTAACGCCGCCATGCGCATGAGCCGTCAGGCTGATTCCGTCTGCGACCACATCGCCCACAACCGATATCGAACCGCCCACGCTCAAGTCTTGCGTCATCTCCACCAGCGGTGTCGTTAAAGTCACCTTGGTACTCGCCTCAACTTTAACGACCGGAGCCGTCGCCGTAATTTCCGCCCCAGCCGTCACCTCGATCTTGCGGCCGCGCTTCATCACAATGGTGTCGCCCTCGTCGGTGTACAGCGCCACCTCGCCGGGTTGCAGATTCTTCAGCCGGTACCGGCGATCATCCATCACCACCACGATCCCGTGAGTGCGGTCCCCGGAGACGCACACCATCACGCCTTCAGCGCCCACCTTTGGTACCGAGGTGTAGCCATAGTTCTGCATCCGCTCGACACCATCGCCCACCTCGCCATCGAGCAGCTTCACCTGCACCAGCTGGATACCCTTGCTATCGTCTGCCGCAGCAAGTACAGCGCGGCCGATCATCAAGCGCACACGGCGGCGCAGCGGGTCGATCAGTTTGTTGAACGTGGCCATCATCAGAACGTGCTCCAATCGGTGCCCAGCGATTTCTCCCTGGACTTGGACTCTCTGATCTTGCCCTTCAGCCCCGGCGTCTTTTTGCCAACTATCAGGTCGAACGCATTGCGGCTAGACAAGCGCAGGGCGCTCACGAAACCGCGTTCTTCATCCAGCGTGAACGTAACCGCCACCACCAACACATAAGCATCCACACCCAGCCAGGAAGAAACCAGGTGCACCATCGTGTTCGGCTGCCACAACTGGCCGGTCGCGGCATTGCGCCAACCCTGCACCGTCACAGTCGCCACGCTGCTGCGGCCGCGCCGCACGTTGCGCTCCCATGTCGCGCGGTCCTTATAGGTCGCATGCGGTCCACGGCTTTCAGCCAGAACCACCAGCGGCCGGTAGCGCAACACCTGGTCGTCGACTGCCTCTGCCTTCACCTGCGTGTGGGTTTCCGGCGCATCGAAGTCGTCATCGCTGCCGCGATCCTGCCCCTTCACGATGTAGCGCGAGTGGCGCTCCTTCATGCCGAAATTGCCATTGGCCGACAGGATGTTCACGCCCTCGATCAGATCCGCGACCGACTCGCCATCCTTCGCGCGTGTCAGCACCAGTCCACCCTTACCATCAGAGACCGGCATCACAGCACGCATGCGGCACGCCCGCTCGATGCACTCGAAAGCGGCTTCGCCTTCAGATATCTTGTGGTTAGGGAAAGCCGTGCCGATATCGGTATCCGCCGTCACCTTGATACCGAAAGGCAGGCATAAGTCGCGCACGATCCTGTCCAACTTCACGCCCGACCATTCCCCCGTCTTATAGATCGCGGAACAATCCACCAGATCACCCGTTGCATCGCGGCCCATCACGCGAAACTCATGCGCATCCGCCGAAAACGACGGCGCAACATCGTCCACCCAGCCGGTGATCACCGTCTCGCCGTCGGCCAATATCGTGCAGCGCTCGCCACGGCGGATCCGCCTCGGCACATCCTGCCCCGCCCAACGCTCGGAAACAGACAGCTCAAAACTGCCCGCGATCTGCTCGATGCCGCGCTCGATGCGCGCCGTCTTCCAGCCGCCATACACCTGGTCGCCGATCCTGATCTCAACCATTGCTCAGCACCTCCAGCGGTTGACCGCCCGGCACAAATCCTGGATGCCGCACGCGGTTGCGCGCCACGATCTCATCCGCCCGCTCGGCATCACCATACAGGCGGTAAGCCAGCACGATGGCAGGCATCGTCGCGCCCGGCGTGTACTGCATCAGCCGCGCCAGATCGGCCGCCCGCGCGCCGATATCGCGCACCAGGACTGCGCGCAGATTGGTCAACGCGAAATACACCTCATCCGATGCAGTCTCTGCTGCGGCGTCAATTCGGTCCACCAGGCTGTCGCGCACCGCCAGTGCATCAGTGCTGCTCTCAAACTCGATCTCACCCGCCGCCCGCGCTGCCACCACCAAACCGCTGCACTGCATCAGCGCCGTGACAGCCACATCGTTCTGAGTGGCCTGCGCTTGTGCTGGCGTACCTGTGCCGCTCGTCTGCGTGCCGGAAAATCCAGCCACCGCACCGCCCGCCGTATAGGCATGCTCCGGCTCAAACAGATCACCGATCATTGCAACCTGGGCGGCAAGCTTCTCGCCCAACGTCGAAGGCAAGCTGAGCCACTGCTCAGCCTGCCCCTGCAAAGTGCTCAGATCAGCATAGATACCTGGCAACACATTGACCTGGGCAAAGCCTCTCAACGTCGCGCCATAGGCCGTATCCAGCGCCGCGTTCACGCTGGCCAGCGCGCGCACCCCAACAAAGGAAGGCATACCAGCGATAGAGAATTTGTCCGCGAAGTCAGTGATGCTTGCCGCCACCGCATCGTCCGCAGCCACCGTGATAGCAGCCTGCGTATCCACGCGCACCGTGGGGAAGGCATTGCCGCCGGCCTCGATGAACGTGAGCGAATAGCTCGCCATCCCGCCCGCATCCACGCTCTCGCTCGGGCGGCAATCCTGAACCGCAACCTGCATGCGGCCGCGCGTCGGGTGCACCAGCTCGCCGGGACCGCGCTCCTCGCAAGCTGCCTCCAGATTGTCGCGCCACGCCATGTAGTTCGCGCCGATGACAAACGCCTCCAGCGTGAACTCGCGCGCCTTGCGCCCCATATCCTCGACATAAGGATCGTCCCGCCCAGGATAGCTATGCACCACATTGCGCCTACCGAGGGCGGCGGATGCCGTGCGGAAGCGGAAGCCAACGCCACGGAAACTTGCTGTCTGCCATTGATCGCGCCAGGCCATTAGTTCGCCCCCGCCATGTACGGGCCGTTGTGGACGTTAAAATTCACGCGCGGGTCATTTGTTTTTACCGACCTGACCGACACACGGTTATCTTCCACGCTAACTTTTATTTCTCCGCCAGCGTCAAGCCCGCGCTGCGCACCCGCAACGGCAGGAGCAGAGGGCCCCATGACGTTCTGCGCGGGCGCAAGCTTGGCCACTTGGCCGATGATTAACCCGTGTGGCGTGAATTCCCTCATCCACTCCGGCAACATATCCTGCAACGCCTTGGCTTTCGTGCCGATCCACTCGAAGAACCCGGTGAACCACGATTTCAGTGTGTCCCAGTTCTTGTAGATCAGATAAGCGGCCCCCGCGATCGCGGTCACCACCAAACCTATCGGGTTCAACAGAAACAGCCGCCCGACAAACGCGATCACCGTACCGAGCACGCGGAACGCCGTCGCGATACCGCCGATCACCGCCGCTAGTCCCGGCCCGATCGTTGCCAGCAGCGCGACATAGCGCAGCACCCCGGCAAACACAATGGCAAATCCACCCACCACCAACGCCAATGTGACAAAACCAACGGTCGCCAACCCCAGCCACTTCGCCAACAATGGATGGCTCTTGGTGAAATTGAACATGCCTTCAGCCAGCCTGCCAAACCATTCCGTCATCGCCTTCAATTCCGGCGCAAACGTCTCCGAAAAAGCCGCCAGCGCGTTGGTAAATGTGCCGCTGGCTGCATCCCACAGATTCTTCAGTGTGCCCAGCTGCAAGTTCACGCGCCGCGTCAGGTCGGATTGCTCCGCCATGCGTTTCTGCATATCCTCATAGCCCGCGATTCCATCATTGACCAGCGTCGCCAGCATCTGCATATCCTGCCCGCCGCCCGTCATGTGTTTAAGCACGGCATTCAGCTTTTGCGGATCCAACTTTCGCAGCTTGTCCAGTTCCGCCACCATCTGCTTGGGGCCGACGAACTTACCGTTCTCGAAGAATTTCAAGGTGATGCCCATCTTCGACAAATAGCCGTTCACCTCGCGCATCTTCTTGCCATCCGCCATGCTCGACAGGATCGTGGCGAAACCCGTACCCACCGTTTCGCCGCTCATGCCGCCGCCGGTTAGTTGCGCAAAGATTGGCGCAAGCGCCTTGGCCTGCTCCAAACCCTGTATGCCGAAATTCTTGAGCGCACCACCGCTTCGAGCGAAAGCGAACATCATCTCGTCCGCCTTCACGCCCAGAAAATAGGTCCGCTGGATGGTGTCCATCAAGCCCAGCATGTCCGCATCGACCGTGCCGGTTGCCTTTTTCATCTTGGCTGCGAACACAGCCGCCGCATCTGCTGGCATCTTGAGCAGCACCGCAAGATTTGCCGCCGCCTCGCCAACGCCGCCCAAGATCGACTGATCCCCAATGCCCTGCTGCTTCAGTGCTGCCATCATGTTTATAAAGTCGGCAGATGTTCCTGGCAGCCTGTTGCCCAACTCAACTGCCAGCGCGTTCACCTGGTCGAACGCGCCGGTGACGCCGTTCTTGTCCATCATGGTGGATTTCAGGCGTACAGAGGCATCTTCAAGCTCTGCGAAAGCCGAGATCGACTTCTGCAATCCGGCCCCCACGATTAACCCATCCGCCAACCCTGCGCGGCCAAGCTTCTCGGCGGACGCCCGGATGCCGTCAATCTTTTTCTGGACGCCGGACAAGTTCTTTGTCGCATTCCCGAGCACGCCGCTCATCTGATCGAAAGCCTTCAGCGTCACGCCTACTACAAACATCGAAGATGACATGCTAAAGTGCCCCCATGAAAACGATTAGAACGCTATTGGCGCTTGTGCTGCTCACTGCTCAACTCTGGCTATCCGGCTATCTGTTGATTCAGGAAGGCTGGGTTTCCGCCATCGTGTTCTTCCTTGTCTGGACGATCTTCTTCGGCCTAGCCTTACGCGTGGCCGATCTCGTCGAAGCCGTGTGGCTGCGCCTGTTCGGTCGCGCCTAACCCGACGACTTAGGCTTGTTCACGCGCAGCGCCTGCGCGTGCCAGAACATCAACTCCTCCGCATCCATCGCCCAAATATCCGTCGGCGGGAAGTGGAACGTCACCGCAACATCCCCAATTACTTCACCCCAGTTGCGGGGAATTGACCCAAAAAACCGCTCACCACTTCCACGACCGCTGGCACATCGTCAACGTCCAACTGGTCGATGGCGGCGGGGGCCAGATCAGCCAATGAAGCGGCAAAATCCAGCATTGCCGCAAACGGCTTGTCCAGGCCGCCGATCTCGCGGAAGTCGCGCGCCTTGGGCCGGCGGAGTCGCAACACATCGATCTGCTCACCGCCGAACGTGATGGGCTTCGACAGTTTGATTTCAATCATTTCTTTGTTCATTTAAATCTCCTCACACTGCGTACCCGAAAAGGTCGCTTTAACGCCATCGCGTGACAGTTCCGGAGCCGCCAGACAAAACCCGTTGGTGATCACGAAGCTCTTGCCGTTGTCGGTGTCGAAGCTGATCGTGGCATTCTTGATGCCCTGGATCTCCTTCAAGCTGATGGTGGCCGTGTGGATGATGGTGCAATCCACCTGCGGCGCTTCGATTTTCTCCTGGTAGCCAGCGACACCCGCATCGCCGACCACCGCCTCGCGGCTCACGCCGCCGAATTTAAGGCTGGCGCCTTCCTTTGTGTTGTAGCGCTTGCCCGCCACGGTGATGAAAGCGCGTCCGAATACTTGTGACATGTCGGTCTCCTCTTACAGTACGAATTGAACGGAAGCCGCGAACACATCGAACTGGTTGACCACGTTCGGCGACAGGATGGAATTGATGCGGCAGGTATCCGCCGTGGAACGCACCACGATCAGATCGGCCTTGAACTGTTCCAGGTCTTCCAGCAGCCCGGCCTTTTCCGCCTTGGCGGCCGCGCCGATCAGCGTGTTGCGGATCAGCTTGGGCGTAGCGATCTGCTGCCCCGGCTGGATGCGCTCCAGCACGTCGTCACCGGCCAGCTTGTGGCGCGGGTAATCCGTCGCGATCGCATAGCGGAACAGGAAGCGCAGATAGTCCACCGTCCACTTCGTGTTCAGCTTCAGCAGGCTCACATCGTCCATGCCGAAACTGTTGGTCTGGTAGGTGGTCACCACCTGCTCGATGCTGGCCGCGCCAGACGGGTCGAACACGATCGTGCTGATGCCGTCGTGCAGCAGCAGGTTGCGCTCGGTGTCGGTGAAGCGGTCCGCCTCGGCCGGTGCCATCACATCCGGCAGTGCCAGCGTGCGGAAAGGCAGTGCCGGATCGTTCGCGCCGGAGAATTCGCAGATCGCGCCGAACTGGGCAGAGATCACCCAGGGCAGGGTGGGCGAAGCCTTCAAGCCGCTGAACGTGCTGTGGCCGCTGTTGCGTGCCGAGCCGTAGGTAGAAAGCGTGCTGTAGCTGCCTGCCTTGTGGCAGAACACGTGGCCGGCGCGCATATCCATACCGCCCCAGCGTGCCTGCAGCTCCGTCTCCATCAGCGTCACATTCGCCACGTCAGTCCAGGCCATCATGATCGAGTAGGCCGCCAGCGATGCCATCGCGGTGATCGCATCCGTCACATCCGGATTGCCGGTACCGCCCGACATCGCGGTGATCGCCAGCGCCACACCGGCCGGAGTGACCTCGCCCTGGTAGTAGTTCACACGCATGTCGATATCGTTGCCTTCCTCACCCTTGTGGCGCGCGGTGACCGTCACCGTGCCGATGGCTGCAGCAGCAGTCACCGCACCATCCAGATCGGCATTGATCGCGGCCGCCACAGCGGTAGCGATCTGCGTGGCCGTCTGCCCGGCAGTGATGCCCACTGTCAGGCGGCGGCCACCGATATACAGAGCCAGCGTGCCGGTCGCGGTCGGCGTGCCGGTGAATACCAGCGTGCCGGTCGCGGCAGCACCGGCGGCGTTATCGTCCAGCGCCAGCGCGTAGCACTCGATGTACGGGTTGACCTTCATCACGGCAGCGATCTGCTGTGCCAGCATCGAGCCACGGCCGAAGTAGTCCACGCCGTCTTCCTTGCGGGTGACCTTGCTCAACACACCGGCCGCCACCGTGCCCGTCGCCAGGCGCTGACCGAGGATCAGCATCTTGTGCGCCATCTGCGGCAGGCCGCGCACGGCGCGGGTGTGATCGATCTCGATGTATTGGCCCGGCACGCGCCAGTCGGTGGGAATGGTTTGGAAAGTGATGTTGTCCGGCATGGTGATCTCCTGTTAAGTGCCTGAAATTTTTAACGGTGGTTATGCGGTCTTTTTAGACTTGGGCAGCTCGCTCAACGCCACATCGCCATCTTTGTCGCGGCGCGACCAGTAGCTGCTGTGGATCACGGTATCGCCCGCCTCCGGCAGATACGTGCCGTCTTCCTTGCGCACGCGCAGGCCCTTGGCGGGCTTGGCGAATACGGGTTGTCCGAATTGCAGTTGCATGGTCATCTCCTTATGGTTGTACTGGTTGCTGATCCTGAAGATCAGGCTTGCTGATTGAATAATCCGGCACATCACCGGCCCACTTGTTGTGCTCTGAGGTCACCACCATCGGCTTGATGTCGTAGTCCGCGCGCAGCGTCAGGAAGTCATCCAGCAGCGCCTCGTCCAATCCATCCGGCAGCGCGGCTGTGGTGGATACATGCACCACCGCGCAGGTCAACCCGGCCTTGGCCAGCTTGTCGTCCAGCATCAGATCCACGCCGGTCACCCGCCACACATAACCGCCAGCGCGACCGTTCTCCACCAACCCCAGCACCGACGACACGA